TTGCGCGCCGTCAAATAAAAAAGGGTGCCTTCGGGCACCCTTGTTGTTTGTGGGAAGGGTTAGAGTCGCAGCGCGACGGCCAGCACCGCGACTAGTAGACCGACTAGGATCGCTGCGATCATAGGATGTTAAGGCGCTCGGCGATCGCCGGGCGATTGACGATCAACCAGCGCGCGAACTTTACAGTCTGCGCAGCGCGCGCATAGGAATGCGGCCATGCGCGCGACGGCGAACGGATCGTCGCAAAATATTCGGCGACGTCATCGCAGGGATACCAGCGGCCGGCGCCGTCGGTCTTGCCGATCGCACGGATGTCTTGCCAATTTAAATTTTTCATGTTGAAAGCCCTATAAAGAGTACAGTGCCCAGCGCGATGCCGGCGCCAATGAAAATAGCCCATTCGATGAGATTTGAAGGCATGTCAAAACCCTCCACGGGCTGAGCAATACGGGTCCGAGGCGGGTTCATCTTGATCTGTCCACCAAGGGTCCGGGTCCACGCCGCACTCAAGGCGAACGTATAGGGACAAGCTGCCGTCAGCGCCGCGACGGGTCCAATAGTCGATAATCTCGCCGGTTGCCTTAGCGGCGCGAACGAAGGCGATTGCGTCGTGTAGTGTCATAATCAGGCCCCTACGTATTTGACAGTAGCGCCGCGGCCATGCTCGCGGCGAAGGGCGCGCATGCGATCGGCGACCAACTTGCGGAGTGCAAGTGAGCGCGCGGTACGGTGCGCGGGTAGCAGACGAAAGTGCAATAGCGGGCTATCGCCAGTAGTCGCGTGCGCAGCGAGCGGGTCAAGACCGACTAGGCGCGACAATTCGCGCGCCGTGGTGACATGCACGCGATAAACGGGGCGATTTAGCCATTCTTCAAATGTCATACTGTCACCTCTTTATCGCCGAGAAATACAAAACAGTCGCCGCGCCCGTCAGGCGCGCCGCCGCGTACTAGCCTGCCTGTCCAGCCATATTGGCGCGCCAGAGCAAGCGCCGCCTCAAGGTGCGAATCGTCGGCGCTCCAATGGCTGATCGTGACGGGCCGCACGCCCTCGGCGCTTGCGCGCACGCGCGCCTCGCGCGTCTCGGTGGCAGGAATGTATCGGGTGCAGATTGCTTTCATGGTGTCAGTCTCCAAGGGTTGATGGTCAGGCGAGTTCAGTCTGGACATGCAAATACTGAGAATGCGTGTCGTCGTCCCAATGATCGATGAAACAACACGTCGCGCCCGAGCGCGAATCGTAGCGGCCGCCACCAACCGAACGGAAGCTGAGCCCCGAATCACGATTGATGCGGATCAGCGCGCCGCGCTCGGACGTGGCGCGCACCTTGTGGCGCGTGACCCATGAATAGTTCGCCTCACCGGCAAAGGTGTCGGTAATCTCAATGAAAAAATAGGCCATGTCAGTCTCCAAGGGTTGAAAGCGCGCCTCGACATGAGGCGCGCGGGTTAGTTAAACAATCCAATCAGGCGAGCGGGTGAGACCGTGCGCAGCTGCGATCGCTGCAATCTCGCGTTGTTGCGTCGCGCGCATCGCGGAACGATGCAAGGCGGAGAGAATCCGCGCGGCATAGTCAGCGCCGAGGATCGGCATGCGCGCCAGTGTGGTGTTGACGGTAGTGGTTTGGTGTTTGGTCATGTCGTCGGCTCCTGGGTTGTTGGCGCGCTCACGCGAGCGCATGGACAGCATCTTGCCACAACATTTGTGGCAGTGCAAGCGGTGCTCTAAAGTTTGTATCGTTTTTTACTACCCCACGCAAAACGTGCAGCAGAGCGCGACAAGTCTTGTGGCGTGGGCAGATTAGGGCGCGTGGGGGATAGGGGCGTGGGCGGCGCTGGATATAGGCGCCCCCCTAGGGTGGGGTACTGTGGGGTAATAGGTAGTATCTTAAAAATGTTTTGTGTTTATACTGTATATATATACAGTAGTGTAAATTATAGGGATTTTTTTTAGGGGGGTGCCCCAACTACCCCAACTACCCCACAGCCCCGCGCCGACAGCTCCACGCCCGCAGCCGGGTGCTGTGGGGTACCCCGTGCAAAACTCAAGAGCAATCAGGCACTGGGCTACCCCACGCCACCCACGTTTACGCAACCAAGTGATACCAGGCAAGCGTCCTTCGATTAGTGGGGTACTACCCCACAGCACCCCACGGGCTACCGGTTGGCGGGGCGTTACCCCACACTGCCCACGGCTGACGGCTGACGGCTGACGGATCGGGGCCGCGTGGCGAGAGCCCACGGTGAGGGCCGGCGACCGGGCCGGTCAAAAACGGAGGGGTCGCACAAATTTTTTTGCAAAATGCTATAATTACTTGTAACACTATTTGCAGCACATCATCTGGCCATGACCTTCCAATCCTTGCCGCTCACCGCGCGCAAACTAGAGGCGACCGAGGCGCGTTTGCAGCGCATCTACGAGGCTGCCAAGTTGGGTCTAAAGGGTGACTCGCTGGCGTTGAAGGCTGGCATGCTGCCGACCGAGTATCGGCGTCTGTGCGAGATGGACCCCATCGCCGAGATGGCAGAACAGAAGGGACGCGCTGACGCAGAAGGGGCGCTTGCGGCTGTGATGATGGACGCAGCTATGTCAGGCGACACCAAAGCGGCGCTAGAGATTCTTCGTCACCGACACGATTGGGTGGCTAAGCAACAAGTGCAGATCGACGTAGCGCAGCAGATCAGCGTAATATCCGCGCTTGAGAAAGCAGAGCAGCGCGTCATCGACGTGCAGGTAACAGAACACAAGCAGGAGTATCTGGAACATGCCCCAGAACGCACTCGCGCCAATGTCCGCTAACAGCTTGCAACTTATGGTTGGCGCCACCCCTAACATGGCGCCCTCAGCCATTACTCGGCTTTCTTCTGCCGAAGAAAAGCAATTTCAAAGTTGGATTCGATCTACTGACTGGTTCAAAGAATTTTTTAACGAGTACAAAGAAGAGCCAGATTTAAATACGACTGACTATGACTATCGAGCAGCTTGGAAGGGAGGCATTAAGCCTGAGCGCGACCCGCACGATAAAAACAGATACCATTGGCCTTCGTCTCTTCCAGACGGGTCTATGTTGAAGTCCGAGCAACACCCAACTGCTTGGAAAGAATACTTTATGCGGCAAACCGGAAAGAATCCTGACGCGCTTGGACTGACAAATCAGCAAGACGCAGACGCTTATTTACGCATGGCTCCTGCGGTGCGCTGATGCAGCAGCCGATCTACAACGCCTCTGATGAAATGCTCTTGATGACGCGGCTCTGGCAGCCGCGCATCAAAGACGACCCGGAAGCGTTTGTAAACTTTGCGTTCCCGTGGGGGCAGCACGGCACGCCACTGGCCAACTACAAAGGCCCGCGCAAGTGGCAGCGCCAGGTGCTGCGGAAAATTACGCAACACATCAAAGACAACAGTGGGCGGGTTGATTACAACGTCTTGCGGTCTGCGGTAGCGTCAGGCCGGGGAATTGGCAAATCTGCGCTAGTGTCATGGCTTGTGCTGTGGATGCTTTCGACGCGCATAGGATCCACGACGATCGTGTCGGCTAACAGTGAGGCGCAGCTCCGGTCAATCACTTGGTCAGAGATCACCAAGTGGCTGGCGATGATGATCAACAGCCATTGGTTTGAGATCAGCGCAACCAAAGTCGCGCCGGCTAAATGGCTGGCGGAGATCGTCGAGCGGGACTTAAAGAAAGGCACGCGCTTTTGGTCGATTGAAGGGCGTCTATGGTCGGAAGAGAACCCGGACGCTTACGCCGGTCTGCACAACTTGGACGGCGTGTGTTTGATCTTCGATGAGGCGTCAGGTATTCCAGACTCGATCTGGCAGGTGGCCGCCGGCTTTTTCACAGAAAACACGCCGCACAGGTTCTGGTTTGCCTTTTCCAATCCGCGCCGCAACCAAGGCTATTTCTTTGAGTGCTTCAACTCAAAGCGCGACTTTTGGTCGACCGAGAACATCGACGCCCGTGATGTCGAGGACACTGACAAACAGGTCTACGAGCAGATCATCGCGGAGTACGGCGAAGACTCGATACAGGCCAAGGTCGAGGTGTATGGGGAATTCCCCAGCGCAGGCGACGATCAGTTCATTGGACCCGCGCTGGTCGATCAGGCGTTTGGCCGACCCAAGTACAAAGACGAGACAGCGCCAATTGTGATCGGCATCGACCCAGCCAGGTCGGGCGGTGACTCGACGGTCATCGCGGTGCGCCAAGGGCGTGACATCATCGCGATTAAGCGGTACCGGGGTGATGATACGATGACGACTGTGGGGCACGTCATCGACGCGATCGAGGAATACAAACCGACGCTGACGGTGATTGACGAGGGTGGGCTGGGGTACGGCATACTTGACCGGCTGGTTGAACAGCGGTATAAGGTGCGTGGGGTCAACTTTGGCTGGAAAGCCAAGAACCAAGTGATGTGGGGTAACAAGCGCGCTGAGCTGTGGGGTGCGCTGCGGGACTGGTTAAGAACTGCGTCGATCGCGCCAGACAGGCAACTGAAGGCGGATCTGACCGGGCCTAAGACCAAACCCGACTCAAGCGGTACAATCTTCTTGGAGAGCAAGAAGGATATGAAAGCCAGGGGTCTAGCTTCTCCTGACGCCGCCGATGCGATCGCGGTGACGTTCGCATTTCCTGTCGCCT